TAAAAACGGTTTAAAGCTTTCTCGCGAGTTCATAAAAATTGATTATTAAATGAACAAAACTATGAATTTATTAAACATGAATATACTATCACAGCATATAGGAATCTTCGATTCTAAAAAATTCAATGAAATGTTGAATACATTTTATGAGGATGATGAAAAAAAAAATGCGGAGGTGGAGCCAGTAGTTAGGAAGAAGAATAGTCATTATTGTAAATTCTGTGGAGAGTTCGAGTGTGTTATTGAGGATGGCGGATATGTTTGTTCTAAATGTGGAAAGAGCAACGGGGAAATTCTGGATGAAAGCCAAGAGTGGCGAACATTGACATCCGACGATTATTCAAGAGGCGACCCCTCTCGCGTTGGAATGCCCGTCAATGAGCATTTCTTGAAGTCATCACTATCGACGACTATATCCGGATGGGGTGGTTTCTATAATTTTCGCCGTCATCAGAAATTCATCCAGATGGATTACAAGGAGCGAAGTCTTCTCAAAAATTTCCAGTATATCGATACAAGCGCCGATGATACTGTTTCAGAGGCCGTCAAGAATCACGCGAAAAATCTGTTTGAGAAAATCAGTAAGAATGAGAATAAGAGAGGGTCCAAGAAGCACAGTAATATGGCGGCGTGTATCTTCTATGCTTCGGAGGGGCGCAATATTACGACTAATAAAGAGAAATTGAGTAAGCAGTTTGACATTAACAAAAAGAAATTTACGAAGGGCTGTAATTTTTACAGGGAGCAACTCTTTGAGAAGGAGCCGGAGTATTATGCTCGGATGAAGCCAGTTTCCGTCGTCGATGAAGTTCATCGGATTGGTAAATTGTTGGAATACAGCGAAATCTATTTGAATATTTCTTTATATGTGTCTTATATGGCCCAAGAATTGGGTATTGTTATTAAAAATACGCCAATTTCCATTGCGGTGGGGTCATTATTTTTGGTTTCAACAATTTATCAATTGGAGGTTGATAAAAATGATATTTTGGATAAGTGTGATATTAGTGATGTAACAATTAATAAACTTCTGGTCCTACTTCTTTCTTACAAGACCTATTTAATTCCAACTGAAAAATTGTATAAAACATTCATGGAATTACACCGCTCTTTTTTCTGATTCTTTTGGAATCGGTTAAAGTGCGAACCCCCCAAAAAGACCTACTTCAGACTTTTTATAAAAAGTCTGAATCTGGGTCTTTTTGGCGGTTCGCTCCTTTACTCTCGAAGAGAGAAAAAAGAGGCGTTTTAGTAGCGCTTAATAACAGGATGATTATATACAAGAAAGTTTGAGATTGAAGCAGATAACGTCATCCAAACGAAGAATATGAACGAACATGTAGCAGTTGAACTAAGTTTGAAATTCTTGAAAATAAAAATGGATGCTAAAACTCCGATTACAATTATGTAAGATATTGTATAACTCATAATTTGAACTTTTTTATCTACACTTATTCTAACACCAGAAAAGAAAGAAAATAAGAGGGATAATACAATCATTACAGACATTATAATAACATAACTCATAAGAGGCGAACTTGAACCCGTCTTGGATTGTTGATATAGAGAGACACCTAATATTGCGATAATAAGTATTCCAATCATAGCCACAAAAACATATGATAAAATAGTATATTGAGATGATGGGTCTCCATTGTCTGAATCCATATTATCATTTGTTAAAGCGCCAGTTGTAGGAGTCGTAGAAATTCTGGACCTCGATGGGTTTGGTGCGACGGTATTTTTATTTGCGTTAATTCTGAATAATAGAAGTGAAAACATCTTAACAAGGAGATACCACACAAAAAATAATATGATAATCAAATAAATGAAGGTGCCGTCTATATTTTGTTGAAGAATTACGGGTTTCACAACTCCAAACATAGTTCCCGCTAAAATACTTCCGATTCCACCAGTTATTATTATATCTGCGCATTTGTCCTTATCTCCTAACTTTCCTTTTAATGCGACAGCAGTTGGAAAGCAAATAAGGAAAATCAGGATAGTTATTCCCATTAAAACAGTTTGATTCATTAATATTAGTTATCTTTTTTTTTTGTGGTTCTAAATGTTTGAAAAATATTATTTAAGAGATGTCCAAATATAAAGAATAAAATAATGAAAAAAGCGATTAAAATTATATTTAGAGTCGAGTATTTAAGATATGTTTCGCTATTATCAAGTAATTTATATCCGATGAAAAACATAATTACTCCAAAAAATAACCCGAAAACTAATTCATTACCATTATCAATCATTATTATATTAGTTGAATTTTTTTTTATTATTTTCTATTATAAAATTAATATGATTAATAATTATTATAATATTCCAGCTATTCCTTGTGAAAGCCGTGAGAAAATATATCATGGCGACATTTCACCAGAAAAATGTAATGGTCTAAACCCAGATAATGTATTTGAAACTCTATATCCATCGATTGCGAACCCTCTTATTAATTACACTTCACAAATTGGTTTCATGGAAGGAACTCCTATATCTGAAAATGCAGTATCCGCGGTTGAATGTGCGCGAGAATGTAGCCGTAAAAGTAATTGCCAAGCATTTGTCTCAGAGAAAAAACCAAACCAGTGTGTCTTACATCAGGGGGCCCCCATACAAGGAAGACGGAGACGAAAAAGGGGTGAGCCCACAGAGGATAAATCGTATCAATCATCAGTTTTTACAAAGAATCAGCTGATTGATAATACATCATGTGATAATGTTCGCGATAATTTTACTGAATTGAATCAGATACACCATTTTACTGAGAGACCGATTGATACACTAAATGATGCGAATTTATCAGTCGATGAATGTATGGGAGCGTGTTTATATGATAGAACGTGTCAGGCTATTGAGTTTAAAGAGTCAAATGAATCTTGTAAAATGTATGATGTTGTCGGAAATATTAGAAGAAATGTAGGAAATTATTCAACATCATATTTGAAGAAGCCAATTCCTGAACCAAATCGATTCAGTGCGAATGATTCAATGAGCGAGTATTATCGCAAATATGATAAAAAAGGAAGAGTTGGAGATAGTTTTTGCGAGCTCGTGGATGATAAATGTATGACCTCTTATATTGTTGGACCGAATGGACGAATCAGGCCAAAGAACCCAATTAATCGGAATCAAGATATTACGAAGCCATCCCTTTGTATTCCACCGAACTGTATTCCGAAGGCGCCAGAGACTGGATTACAGGGAAAATTGCGTATAAATGGAGATGTTCGTCTAGAGTGTGCGCCAGATGACAAAGAGTGTGAGGCCCGAATGAACTTTATCCCCTATCAAAAGGCGGATTTTATGGGTCTCCCAACGGATAATGGAGAGCCAAATCCGGCGAATCCTTATTTACCATACACTTCCGATTTTGATAAATATAAGAACTTAGAGTTCAAAATTGGAGATAATATTAAGTATGGTTGTAGCGTCAGAGAGATTGATGATGGCGCAAAGCCTAAACCGAATGCGTTTGAATTTCACGAGAAGTGCGGTGATTGGTGCTTGGAAGATGTTGGATGTGGAGGATATTCATATGAGATCGGAAATGATGGAAAAGCGCGATGTAAATATTTTAATAATATTGGAATGAAGCCATTAAAAGAGAGTCTGACATATTCGGATAATACAACCAGTTTTATAAAGAGAGGTAATAAATTAGTTCAGGACCCAAATCCAGCCCTCAAAAAGAAGCCATACTTTAATACATTTGGAACCGGAGATATTGGTTTGAGAAAAGTTAAGGTTTGTATTCCAAAGAGGACTAGAGTTGCTGGTTTGATTATGGAATCCAGACTGAAAGATAAAGATAATACTAAATGTATTGAGAATTTTAAGGGGCAACGAAATTTTGGAAAATGTCCCGATGGAAAAGTAGATAAAATAAATAATCACGGGACCAATTGTCCGACACCTTTGACTGACTGTAAAAAGACTTTATATGGATGTTGTCCAGATGGAGTAAATTATAAAATGGCTGATGATTTGAGATATGATAATTGTCCAATTCGAACAAAAGACGCGTGCCTAAATAGTAAATACGGCTGTTGTGAAGGAACTGTTATTCCAAGAGAATATATTTGCGAGGGTAATAAAATGAAAGACTCTGATTTTTGTAAAAATGAATTGAATCGAACAATTACTAATTGTGAGCAGTCTTTCAGAGGAGTTGCGGACCCAATGAATCAATTGACTAATTCAACTGTTACTGGAACATATAATTTAGAAGATGGCCCTTTTTCCTATGTAAGTAATGAGATTGGAAGAAAATGTAAAACAAATAATAATTGTCGAAGAGGCGCAGAGATGTGCATCGATGGGTTCTGTCAGAGATATGATAAAGCGACATATAACGCAATGAACGCGGTCAATACCTCATTTCAAGGAAGACAGAGCGGTGTTTTTATGAACCAATTTCCGTGTGGTTGTAATCCAGTTGGACTTAGTCAAACTTGTCCCGATAAATACGAGCCAGTTTGCGGGGCCGATGGGATAACTTATAAGAATGATTGTCATGCTAAAAAATCGGGGATTGATACACAATACTACGGTATCTGTAAAAATGCGGCGGAACATTTCGATAATAAGTTAGGAAATGGCTCAAAATATAGTTTCAATCCATATTTATTCCTCATTTTCTTCGTTGTGTTCGTAATATTTATTTTATTGATGAAAACGGCTTAAAGAAAAAAGTATATATACATTAATTATAATAACATGCCAAATAATAAAGGAGGTAAAAAATATAAGAAAGCAAAGAAAACGACGTTTGATACGCCACCTTTTATAATTGCTGATGAAGGACAACAATACGCGCGTATTGTTCGTAAATTGGGCGACAAGAGATTCGACATGGTATTACAAGATACTGCGAAAAAATGTGTCGGGAGGGCTCGTGGGGCCTTAAAAGGATGGCAAGATATTAAATCGGATGATATCGTTTTAGTATCTGGTCGCGATTTTAGGAATAGTGAGGACGAGAAATATGTTGAACAGACTTATGATATTTTGGGATATTATACGAAAGAGCAAGTTCGCAAATTGATTAAGTTAGGAAAACTTGGAAGCTA